GAAAACGTATGGACAGCATTAGATAATAAAGAAGATTTTGATATGCAAGTATACGCAGAAACGAAGTTAGGAGTTGAGTAAGTGAGTATACAAGCGATAGAAACAGTTTACAACGATTACAAATTTCGCAGTCGATTAGAAGCAAGGTGGGCGGTTGTCTTTGACGCATTAAACCTTAATTGGGAATACGAACCAGAAGGATTTATTTTGCCAGACGGCACATGGTATTTACCCGATTTTTATCTAAGGGATGCAGAATGGTTCGTGGAAGTCAAAGCCGACAGACCGTTAAGTGATGAAGAAAGAAATAAAGTCCATCAACTAGACGACATGGTTATGGATGATGGAGATTATCCGAGTTTGGGATGTTTAGTTACACCAAAACTAGAATTAATGAGACTAGACCCACACACAGATGATTTTTATGAAGATTCACAACGACAAAAATTATTCTTCCAACGCATCATGCCACTGAATAAAAATTGGAATTATGGCGTAGCGAATAGAGCCATATTAAAAGGCAAACAGGCACGTTTTGAACATGGAGAGAGAGGTTGATTAAGTGGTAGGTGATTTCAAAGGCTTTGGGTTACAAAAACAAGACGACAACGTAACCAAGAAAAGAAACGTATATTGTGGAGGATCAGATATTCCAACCATTTTAGGTATAAACAAATACAAAACGCAGTTTGAATTAGCTAAAGAAAAAACAGGACTAGTCGAACGTGAATTTGTCAGCAATGAGTTTGTCAAGTTCGGAAACATCCTTGAACCGCACATCAGAGATTACATTAACGCAATGAATGGCACAAGTTTTATAGAAGAAACGTACATTGATGAAGTAAAAAAAATACGTTCCAACGTGGATGGCATCGACAAAGAAGAAAATATTTTACTGGAGATTAAGACACATGGCGCAAATCCAACACTGAAAGTCTATGAAGTACAGATGCAGTTGTATATGTATCAATCAGGTGCAGAAGTTGGTTGGTTAGCTTTATATCAACGACCAAAAAACTTTGATACCGAGTTCGATGCAGACAACCTAAAAATAAAAGTTATTGAACGAGACGAAGAATTGATTGCCAAAATTTTAGATTCAGTCAAGTTATTTTGGTCACGCTGTGAACTCTTAAAGGCGAATCCAAATATAGACGAACAAGAGTACCTCACAACAGATAATGACATGGAATTGGCTTTAGCGAAATTGAATAACCTCGCTCCTGCATTAATCGAGGCGAAAGCGCAGCTAAAGGAAATCGAACATCAAGAAAAAGAATTAAAAGACTATTTATACGAACAAATGGAAGAAAATAACATTAAAAAAATGAGTACGCCTTTATTAAATGTCACTCGTGTGTTGCCAAGTACGTCTACTCGATTCGACAGTAAAGCGTTCAAGGAAGAACACCCAGACTTGCACGAGCAATATTTAAAAGAGAATCAACGTAAAGGCTACGTCAAAATAACGGAGGCTAAGGAATGAAAATCAAACTTGAACAAACAACCAAACACTTTGCCGTACAAGAATCAGAGGCGAATGCTTTAATCGAAAAAGCAAAAGAAGAAACGACTGGTGAAATCGTAAAGCAACAAATCGACTTAAAGAATCACAAAGATTATGGGGCATATTTTGAAGTCACGATTAAAGAAGAATTTACGACTAGTCGAAGTATTTTAGAAAATGGATATTAATAGAGAAGGAGTTTTATGAATGGCAAGTATTTTACCAAAAAACACACCAAAGCAAACCGTTGATACACCAAAGAATTTTTTCCTTTATGGCGCAACAATGAGCGGGAAGTCTTATCTAGCCGGCGAGTTTCCGAATCCGTTGTTTTTCGACACAGATGGGAATGCGGATGCTAACCCTTATCCAAGTATTCAGTTAAGAAACATCCGGAACAAAACAGGTGATGGCTTTTCTCAAAACGTTATCGACCAGTTAGATCAAGCGATATTGGAACTGCAAACAACAAACCACACATTCGAAACCATTGTATTAGACGTTATCGACGATATTGTCGTTATGATTGAACAATATATCACGGTTAATGCAGGCGTCGATAGTTTGGGAGACATTGGTTACGGAAAAGGCTATGCCGCATTCAATAACATCTTTCAACAATTAGTGATTGATTTAAAGGCTCTACCAATCAACGTCATTTACGTTAGTCGAATCAGTACATGGGAAGACAATGGCATTCAAAAAGAAGAGCCGTCGCTTAAAGAGAAGCACGTCAACATCGTTAATGGGAACTGTGACTACATGATTCAAACGAAAAAAATCGGTAAGAATTATATGCGCATTGTTAAAGCGAAACGCAAGAACTACCAACGTGACAAGATTGACAACGAGCAGATTCTAACCATTTTAGATACGGTCACAGGGGCATTTGAAAAATCACGCAGAACAGACAAACAGACACAAGAACGTATCGCTAAGAAAATGGAACAAGAAGAAGAAGCCAAAATTTTAGACACAAGGACAGAAGAAAGCATCGCGAAGGCAGAAGCCGAATCAGAACACGTTGTTGATCCGCCTAAACCAGTCGAAGAAAAAACAAAACCTAAAGACACGCCTGTAACAAAAGCGACAGAAGGTATCGTACGCAAACGTAAAAGACCACAAATTTAATTAAAAAAACTACACACACAAAAAGGAGAATATATTATGTCATTAAAAGATTTAGCCAACCAAACACTAGAGAGTTTTAACCCAGCCACAGACAACGCAAGCCAACAAGAGCCAGAAGGGTTACCCGCAGGCGAATACGATGTTGTATTGAACAGCATTCAGTTTCAAGTGTTCGATAGTGGGTACGAGTGTATCGCAGTGGATGCAGAAGTGTTAGCCGGCGAAGAAACAGGGCGGCACGAGTTTATTAACATTAACCTCGATCCTGACTTTGTGACAAGCGCAGGCGTCAAGTTGTATGAAGAATATCCGTTCATGTTGACACAGAATATTAAATACATCAGTCAATTGGCATTTGCTGTTGGTGTCACACTAGAAAACGACGATTGGGAAGACATGGTGTCCTTAGCACAAGCATTTGATGAACAAGAAGCTAAAGGACAACAGTTCATTTTAGAAGTTAAGAAATCACAAAACAAAGCCAAAACAAAAGAGTACACAAACTATGTGTTTGCGAAGTATGCAGATGAAGACGATGAAATTAGTATCAATGACGAAAACCTGCCCTTTTGAGCACACACGAAATAAAGAGATAGCCTAATGATACGCATAATTAGATTGGTAGCAGAGGAATGATAGAAGGTGACAGACCAAACATACGCCGTATTGATTGACAAACAACCCTTTAAGTCAAAGCCAACACCACAACAGATTCCTTCTATTAATAGTCGTATTGCTAGTCAGTCTGTCGAAGTCACACAACAAGAGTTCGCCAACTTAGTCGGTGAGAACGGTCAAACTACCGTTCTTGCCACTATGGATGGCAAACGCGCTAAAAATAACATGGTGCAACAGCAAGTGGTGGCTTTAGATTTTGACAATACGAAGATAGTGGATGGAAAAAAAGTGAAGACAGAAGGCGACGAATACACAACCGTAGCCGAAATATTCCAAGACACATGGGTACAACAAAATGCCAGTTTCATTTACAGCACGTTCAATCACACAAAAGAATGGCACAGATTTAGATTAGTCATGTTTTTAGATCGAGCGATGACGAATAACAACCAAGTTGAAAAAATGTACGAGTGGTTGATGGATAAGTTCCCGACAGCAGATAAAGCAAACAAGGATAGCAGCCGTTTATTCTTTGGTGGAACAGAATATGTCGAAATCAATTTTGCTAACGAATTAGATACATCACAAGTCACGTTTAAAAAAGAAAAGAAAATGTCTAAAGCGACAACTAAAAAAGTTGCGCCCTTAAACAATGACGAAGCGATAGCCGGTTTCGAACGGTATATCGAAAAAGATAAAGAAAATCTACAAGAATACAACCATGCCTTATCGGCTATATGGGTCATTGCAAGAGCAGCGATTATTGGAGAAATCAGTTATCCCAGTGCCTACGTATTCGCAGAGATGTTAGCCCTAGGCAACGAAGAATGGGAAAAAGAGAACGAAATAAAGTTAAAAGAAGCCTTGAATACGCCTCTACACGATTTTCATACCGAGTATTCCTTTGCAGAAAAGTTTTTAGGTCAGTCTACACCCGTTGGTGCTACGTTAGATGCAACCGATATGATTGCCACGAGCAAGTATTTGGTTGACACGTTAGACATTAAATTGTTCAACAACCAATTGTACTTCAAAAACGGCAACCACTGGATAAGTGACAACAACAAACTGTTAAGAGCCGTCGATCAGTACATCGAACTGTTGCATAGTCGCGACAACGAACTCATGAATCAATTCATGAAACGTGCCGAATTAATAGAAGACGAGTTTTTCCCAGTGCAGTTACGGAATGATTACTATATTGAAAATGGCGAAGTCAAGGAAGGGAGAGCCAAAGGGTTCACACCTTACTACCTAGACGTAAACTATGAACCAACCATGCACAACCAAGACGTAGACGAGTTCTTAGATTTCTTAACGCTAAACAGACTAGATTTAAGAAACGTTGTTGAAGACATGCTCGGACACATTCTTATGCGTAAAGGGTTTCCGCATAAAGTATTCTTCTTCATTGGTGAAAAGGGAGCGAACGGGAAGTCAACTTTCTTAGAAATGTTAAACAGCTTCGTTGGAGACTTAGGGACAAACATTAGTTTAGAAAATTTTAACGATGCCACTTCCGTTGTGGAGTTAGAAGGCAAGCTAGTTAACGTAGGCGATGACATTGACGTAAATTATTTAGAATCATCTTCTAATTTTAAAATTCTAGCCAGTGGGAACACGTTGATGGTACGGCCAATTTATGCAACACCATATCGAATGAAAAACAAGGCCACACTGATTTTTACAGCAAATGGGATGCCAACGTTCAAGGATAAGTCCGGAGGGATAGCAAGGCGTTTAATCATCATCCCTTGCGACAACGAAGTTAAGAAAGTCGACTTTGAGATTGATGAAAAATTGTCAACCGACGAAGCGAAAAGTTATTTGTTGAACTTAGCTTTAAAAGGACTAAGACGAATCCAAACGAACGGTGGATCTATCAGTGAATCGGAAACGATTAATCGATTGGTTCAGCAGTACCTAACGGAATCGAATAATATGTTGCAGTTTTTATCAGAAATAGGAATTAATGAAGATTTAACAGATTCACAAAATTACGAAGAGTACCAAAAATTTTGTGATGAACACGGAGTTAAACCATATAAAAAAACAGCATTTACCCAAGAAGTGAAAAAAGAGGGGTATGAACACGTAAGGCAAATGCGTTTACGAAAAAGAAATTTTTATTATATAAAAATCGACGAAAAATAATTGCCATACTTTTTGCCATACTTTTTGCCATACTTTTTGCCATACTTTT